CCAAGTCCTGATAGAAATACGCCATCGTGATGCCGTTGGAATCCGAGACCGTAGCGGCGGTGGCGAGTGCCTGGGTGAGGACGTAGGTGTCGACAGCGGCGTCGAGTTGCAAGCTGATTTGCTTGAGGATGATCTTGTCGAACGCCATCCCTGACAAGCCGCCGCGGTCGAATAGTTGCTGAGAAATAGCCACCTGTCCGGCCTGGGTGACCAGCGAAGTCGAGATGTTCGAGCCAGTCGGGCTGAGGTCGGAAACGCCAGACAGCTCCGTCTGGGTACCAACCAGCGACGCACCAGTGAAGCTCGGCACGTTGACTTGGAGACCGAAGGGCGGCAACGGCAACTTGGTCGTCTGGTCCGTGAATGATCGAGCCGGTGAACGATACGCGGCCCATTCGTCGACGAGGTAGACGGGCGTCGTGAAGCCTGCGATGCTTGTGCTGGAAGCGCCAGCACGCTGCTCGACGCGGTCCGAGGAACGACGATTTTCCCGTTTGAGCTGAAGTGCCCGACGACCCTCTGGGCTGTTGGGATCGGCGATTTCCCGATCCAGTTCAGTCGCATAGCGCGTCAAGCGCTTACGTGCCTCTTCGGAGGGTGGGGCCTGCATCGCGGCAAGAGCGATATCCTGAAAATATGAGGCGTCGCTGCCGGGACCGTAGACGCGCGGCTCAGACGTGATGACAGCGGGCATGTTGTTCCTTTCGCTGCCGCGGTGCGGCGCGTCTGTGGTAAGAGATGGGAATGGGCACGAACGGGAGCGGTGCGATCCCTCGCACCGCTCCCGACGTGTAGGCTAAAAGACGCGGAACCAGCTCGTGCCGTTAGACGCGAACGTGTTGCGATTGCATTGGTTCGCAATGTTGGCGGTGGTGGCGGCGCTGGCACCCAGGGGCGCCAAGATAACGCCAGTCGCGCCAGCAACGCCATCGATGGTCGAACTATCGGTGGTGAAGACTGTGACGGTACCAGCCGCCGTAGTGCCATTGGCGTTTATGACGGTAACCGGGCCACCGAGGGCGACCGCGGGCAGCACAACCGCCTGAGTACCAGCGGTAGTGCCGGTGCAAACCACGATGTCACCGGCTGACGCGGTGTAGGTCGCGGGGCTTGGCGTGCCGGTGGAATAGAAGTTGGCGAACTCGACCAACCTCGCACCGTAATACTGAGGGAATCCCGTGTTGGGCATTGAAACTCACTTTCCTGAGAATGGTTGAACGGCGGTGATTGCAGGTGGCCCGCGAGCGAAACGGCTCGCGGGCCACCTTCCTCCGGGGAGACGACCTAGAAGGTCGGGTTCGTGGTGAGCGTCGAGGCGCTGGTGATCGACTGAACGGCCTTGGGATAGCGGACGATCGAGCCCACGTAGGCGTAGACCTGCAACAGAACACTGAGGTTCTGCGCGTAAGTCTGCGGGATCACGCGGGAAACGAGGTCACCTTCCCAGAACCAGACCTCGGGCATGTGTGCCACGATGACCTGGTTGTAGGTGCTCGCCGTCGGGATGTTGCCATCCTCGAACACGGGCAGTCCGTGCATCTTGAATCCAGTGTTGCCTTCGGCAATCGGAACGCCGTCCGAACCAGCCGCTAGCGCATTGAACGCACCAGCGTAGTCGGGAACGATGAGTGCGCGACCGACACCAGGAGTGGCACTGTCAATCTGCGACGCTACCCATTCCCAATAAATCGGCGTGAAGAAGAGGTGCGTAGCCGGCAACACGACACCGGAGGCGTCGACCATTGCAGCCTTCGCCTTGCCGATGAACGAGTAGAGACCACCAGTACCGGCAATGGTAGATGCTGTCGGGGCAACCGTTCCGGCGTTCGCAAGAGCGGTCGTCAGGATGTACTGGTCAAGGCACAGGTTGTAAGCACGCTGCAACTGGTCGAAGACCATCGTGTCGAACGCGAAGTTCGGCCCGGCGCGGTCGAGAAGTTGCTGCGAAACGGTGACCTGTCCGGCATTAGTCGTCAATGCCGTCTGGAGGTAGCCAGCGGTCGGGTCGACCTCATCGATACCGCTGTTCTGGTTGGCCTGAGCAGCGACACCAGCGGCGGCCGAAACGGCCGGAATGTAAATCGTCATGCCGTAATCCGGCAGCGGCATCTTGTTCGCTTGGTCAGCGAACACCCTGCCGAACTGACGGAACGGAGCGTACTGCGCGACGAAATACTGCGGCGTCACGAACGAGCCACCAGAGGCGGCAGTCGTGTCCAGACCGGCACGCAATTCCTGTTCGCCGTAGTGCATGGCGCGGTCGACAGCGTTGTCGGGTTCGCGCGGTCCGGCATCCGTCCGGTGCATGTCGCGCAACGAGCGAGCGGCACGCTTGCCTTCGGCGGAGTTCGGGTCGCGCATCTCGCCGGCGACTTCCTTGGCGTGCTGGTTCAGACGACCGACGGCCTCCTGATAACCAGGCATACTCGGGGTTGACGCACGGATGACGTCCATGAAATAGGAGTGCTTGGACTCGGGTCCGTAGGTGCGGGGTTCCTTGGTGACGTGAACATCCACGGCTGCGGTGCCGAGACGCTTGCGCGCCTCTTCAACGGCCGTAGCGTCCTCGGCGTCCTTGTTGATCTGGATGACCCGGGCGTCGAACTCTTCCTTGCGGGAACGAAGTTCGCCAAGCTTGGTCTCTTCCTCGGCAGTGGGGACGTGACCAGGCGCAACCAGCTCGGTCAGATAGGTTTCATATTCGGCCTCGGCAGCATCACGCCGCTCAAAGACCGCTTCGAGAATCGAAAACATGGTGAGGGTGTCCTTTCGGAACAGACATGGTTGATAACGCCCTGCCTCCCATGACCGCGGCCTGTGGTACTGCCCGAAGGTGTCCTGAACCAGGCCGCGCGGTACTGCGCGGGTGTTGCTGCGGTGATACGACTTAAGCCGTGTGGCGAGCGCGGCGATGTTGGGCAAGCTCAAGCTCAAGCTCAAGCCTATGCCTGCGCGTTGCGGCCTCGACTTCGGTCGAACGTGATCCGGTGCCGTCCTGCGCGGTCGCAGGATCTGGCTGTGGCGAGTTCATGGTGCCGTCGGGCCCCGCGTCGGGTTCACCGGCACCATCATCGGACTCGCCATCGCCGACCTTACCCTCGGTGTCCGCGACAGGAGGATCGGGCAACGGAGCGCTGTCGACTCCCTGGGCCTGGAGGGCCTTGGCGATGTTGTGATGAGCGGCCTGAAGGTGTGCGGTCACAGCGTTATCGTCGGGATCGATGCCGTTGTCAGGATCGCCAGCCTGGGTGTGAAGTGCATCTACTATGGCGAGATGGGCTGCCTTGATCTTGGCCGTAACCTTGCCATCCTGCGTTGTCGGAGCAGCACGATCCTCGTCGTCAACCTCTGCGAGAGCGGAAAGGCCCGCGGCGAGAGTGTTGATTGCGTCAGTGTCCACCGGACGGCCTTCCTTGAGATCACGCGTGATCGTCCACATGCCGCGAACGCGGGCACGAGACTCGACGGGCACTTCCAGCATCATGCGCTGAGCGACCTGGATGTCGGTCGTCGGCGACGCTGGATAGGTGACCGCCGACACGTCGAGCAGGTCACTGAAGCGGTAGACCGTGCGCTCGTCCATCGAGGCGTTCCATTGATCATCGGCAACAACAAAGCCGCATGACATCTGGGTTACGTCGCGGCGCTCAATGGCGATGGCGAGATCGTTGGCAATTTGCTGGCGGGCATCGAGGCTCGCCGTGAAGTTCAGTTTTTCTGGGCCGTCATCAAACCTAAGCGTACCGGATACGGTACGGGCGAGCGGCAACCCTTCATGGTTGAACAGGAACCGCACATCGGCACCGGAGGCGAGGGCGTTCGACGCGACGCCGGGTGCCATCGTCTCTTGGAACTCGCCGAACATGTCGCGGACGAGATACGGCGTGTTGTAAACGATCGGGTTGCCGGTGATCTCGATGGTATCCGAGTTGTCTTTCGCCGAACGAACCTCAAGGCCGTCCACAGCAAAGTGCCGATACTCGACGCCTACGGTCGGACCGGAGCGATGACGGGGCTTCTTGGTGCGCGTCTTGGCCAACGGGGTAACCGCGCGACCAGACTGTGTCGTCTTGCTCGTGCCGGAGACGATCGCTTCGTCCACGACCACGTTCGCCGAGTTCGTCGCCTTGAGCGAACCGTCGGCGTTCCAGTTGTCGGGGATGAGTTTCGACAGCCCAAGTTTCTTGGCCTGAGCAATGATGTGTTTGCGTATGGCGCGTTTCGGGCCGAGGTCGACAGCCTTGATGGCCTTCTCAAGGTCTTCCTGGTCGGCTATCGGG